AGGGCTGTTATACCACGGTATGACCGCTTATATGAAATCCTCTTTCCTGTTGGCGCAGGAAGGGGGATTTTTTTTATTTATATTCTTCAGACTTCTGAGCGGCTCTTAGTGGGGCCTGTTTTGGTTCCCAGTCTAGGTATTCATTATTATCCGTATATTTTGGTACTTCGGACAGTTCATGAATTCTTTCAATAGCAACCTTTTTGCCTACTTCGTTTAGTTTTCTGAATTCTTCAAGAAGGTTCCGCTCATATTTGTCTGTTTTGGAATCGATTGTAAAAATTGTGGTTCGTTCATCTGGAAGAATGAAACCAGGCACACCAAGTAACGCATCTGCAGATGTTTTCAGAATAACTGCGATGATTTCTAAATCCTGCTGAGAAGGGTATAGTGTTTCTTCTTCAAAAGATTCAAGAACATCTACAGGAATACCAGTTTCTTTAGACAGCTGTTTGATTGAAATTTTTAAATTTTCACGCTGACTATGAATATTACCGCCAACCAGTCTTATTCCGATTTTGCCGTTTTCCATGGCAAATCCATCAGGCACTTCATTCAATGCTTCAAAGATGTTTACTAAGATGCTTTCTTCGATGTTAGAAGTTCCGTTTTCATATTCGGAATAAAGAGATACAGGAATGTTTACCTTGGAAGCAAGCTCTTCCTGAGATAATCCGTTCTTGATTCTTAACGCCTTTACCCTTGAAGGAGATAGCAATTCATTTGGAACAAGAAAGGAATCATCTCTATTCATAGGGACGTCATATCCCATAAGCCATGTCTCTGTAACACCCAAAGCTAAACCGAGAATGGTGAGTTTCTTGGACCCAGGTTCATTTTTGCCAGATACATATTGGCTAATATCTGATTTATTCATAGTGATGCCATATTTTTCACAGAAGGGTTTGCATTTCTCCAGAATATCCACTTGCTTCAAGTGTCTATCTGTCATTATCTGTTTTAATCTCATAGAAGTATTTTCTGTTTTCATAGATACCCTCCGTTCATATAGAAGCCTTGTACTGTGATAGTAGCATATTTTGAACTTAAGTTCAAGAGTAAAATATAAAAAGTTAAAAAAGTTGAATTTTGCGTATTGACACAAAAAATGTGTTATGCTAATATAAAGTTAAAAGAATTGAACTTTTTGGAAGGGGGTGAAAAAAGTGGAAAGAGATTATAGAAAACTGAGAGGAAAAATTGTCGAAGTGTATGGAACAATGTCTAATTTTGCTAAAGAAATGGGATATTCGGAAAGAACGATTTCATTAAAAATCAATGGGAAAGTCGATTTTTCTCAAAGCGACATTGTAAAAATGGTAAGCCTATTGGGCCTGCGGGATAAAGATATTCCCATATATTTTTTTACAAACAAAGTTCAAAGTATTTAACTGTCGGCGGGTGAATGGAGGTAATAAATGAAACGGATTATTCCAATCGATGACCACGGTATGTTTTGCGATAGTAAGGATACCGCAAGGTTAGATAGTAGATTTGTAGCAAAAGCGTTTGAAAAGAGACACGACAATATCCTGAGAGATATCGAACAGTTGGATTGTTCGGATGAGTTCCGACTCCTCAACTTTGAGGAGTCCTATTACAAGAACGAGCAGGGAAAGAAACAGAAGTGTTTCGTTATGACTAGAGACGGATTTGTTTTTCTGGCTATGGGTTACAGAGGAAAGAAAGCGGCTCGATTCAAAGAAGAATACATAAAACGTTTCAATCAGATGGAGCAATTTATCAGAACTCTGGTAAGCGCAAGAAAAGAATTCCCTCTGCTTACTGAGAACGTAAAACTTCTGCACGACAATCCGAAACCATATCACTTTAGCAATGAGTGTGACATGCTCAATAGAATTGTGCTTGGCATGAGTGCAAAGCAGTTTCGCGAAAAGCACGGTTTACAGAAAGGGACAAGCATTAGACCCTATCTGACAGATGAACAGATTCATTGGCTGGATGTTCTTCAGAGAGTTGATGTGGGCCTATTGGTATCCGTTCCAACTCTTGAGCAAAGAAAACGCTATCTGGAATGGTACAAGATGAAAATCGAAGAACAGGAAAACAGAAAGATCGGGTGATGATATATGGCTGAACTTATGGTTGCGTCCGGTGTGGCAGCATTATTCTGGGGAATAGCCATAGGATTTGTTCTGACGATTGTATTGGATAATAAGAAGAATGGAAAGAAGTAAACCAAAAGCCGACAAGCTGAAAATCCTTGCGGATTACTTCGGCGTGAGTATTGAGTATTTCTTGTAAGGACAAGGAGGAAAGCAAATGAATGAATTACAGATTTTTGAAAATGCAGATTTCGGCTCTGTGAGAACACTGATGATAAACGATGCCCCTTATTTTGTGGGTAAAGATGTAGCAGATATTCTCGGATACGCAAACGCAAGCAAGGCTGTTCTTACACATGTGGATGATGAGGACAAAACTTTTGTAATGCTTGATATAGCAGATTCCCAAAATGGGAATGTGCCTATTGGACAGAGTAAAACAGTACTTATTAACGAGTCGGGTTTGTACAGTCTTATTCTTTCCAGCAAGATGCCAAATGCCAAAAAATTTAAGCACTGGGTGACAGCAGATGTACTTCCTTCCATCAGAAAACATGGAGCGTATATGACACAGGAAACATTGGAAGCTGCAATTATGAATCCTGACATGATGATTAAACTGTGTACGGCTCTGAAAGATGAGCAGAACAGGAATAAGGTCTTGCAGGCTGCTAATGCTTCTTTGACAGTCGATAACCAGATCATGAAGCCTAAGGCGGACTATTTCGATGAATTGGTTGACAGAAATCTTCTGACGAATTTCAGGGATACGGCAAAACAGCTTCATGTTGGAGAAAGAAAGTTTATTAAATTCCTACTGGAGAAGAAATACATTTACCGTGATAAACGCGGAAAATTGAAACCGTACGCAAACAAATATGAAGATCTGTTTGATGTAAAAGAGTTTACAAACGACAAAACAGGTTTTTGTGACACACAAACCCTTATCACACCTAAAGGCAGAGAAACATTCCGATTATTGCTTTTGAAAGCAGGTATTTAAGAGGAGGGCACAAAATGGACGAAAAAAAAATAATTGAAGCAATCCTAGATTTAGAAGAAGTGGTGAATAAAGCGGAAGAATTACATGCGATTACACTATTACAATACGATTCTTTTGTAGAAGGATCATGTTTCGCTAGTAATAGCCATGTTTATAAAACCACCACTAATATCATTGAAAGAGAAGCTGGAGAAGTTCATGAAATGTTACAAGAAAAATTTAATCAGTTGTATGGCTTAGTAAAAGCAGAAAAACCAACTGAAATAGTTCAAGAAGGAGGTAAAGCGGATGAAAGAACAACTGTTATACACGGTGCCGGAGGTAGCCAAAATACTCCGGTGCAATCCTAAAAGGGTTTATTCCCTAAACAAAGCTGGCTTGCTGCCATTTATGAAACTTGGTCAGATGAAATGCCGCAGAGAAACCTTAATTGCTTTTCTGGAAAAATATGAGGGCTATGACGTGTCTGATCCATTCCATATTACACCTTTGCAGACAGACACACTTGGTGATGAATTATGCGAGACGGATACAGATATGTAGTTTGCGGCGACTGCGGTAGGATCTGGAACATCGCCAGGGGGCAGGATACCAGACACGGCTATCTTTGCCCGCAATGTACATACAAGCGTCGCATGGAGAGGAGGAAAAAGCATGATAGAAAAATACATAATCGTTCTGTTGATTGTGATCGGGTTTGAAGCGCTGCTTTTGTGTATTGCCTGGGAAGAAATCAAAGCCCTGCAACAGGACAAGCGCGACTGGAAAAACCGCTATTACGCAGCGGCGCAGATCAGGTCTAGAGGTGGTGTCGGTGAAAAATGAAACCAGTATGTGACTATGATTGCTTTCACTGCCCGTATGAGGACTGCATCAATGATGAAATGAGGCTCGAAGATTATCAGGAAGGAAAGAAGCTAGAGTTAATTTCTGGGGCGAAGGAATACAACACTTCGGAATCCCATAGAGCCGCTCAGAAGAAATACTACGAGGAAAACAAAGAAAAATGGAAGGAGTATAACCAAAAATCTGGACAGAAAGAATCCTCCCTTGCGTTGGCGCGCAGTGTGGGAGGAAAAGAAAAATAAAATCACTATTATCGTATCAGAAAACAGGAGGAATTGCAATGAGTAAATATATTGATTTTACACCAGAAACGGAAAGTGAAGAATATGCCCTGTTGGCAGGTCGAGTGGAAGCCTTTGCTAACTATGTGGTACATGAGAAATACAGCATCAGCAAGGAAATGTGTGCTGCCATGCTGGGGTTTGAACTGCCAACAGAGGTGGAAACACCAAGAGAGGAAGCAGATGCGTGATGGCTTATATGTGTATCAAGCAGCAAAAAGAGTGTGACGGATGCGGGGCTTGCCAGGAACCACTGGCACCCTGCCCGGAATGTGGCAGCCAGGAATATGGCGTGTTGTATGAAAGAGATCGAAAAATCATCGGCTGTGATGACTGCATAGAAAGACGGTGGGTGGATTGAATCAGGAAGCATTGTGGAAACGTCTTGGAGAGATTGCCTTTGAACTGGACGAAATCGAAAAACAACTGGGTGGTCTGTACAATCTGAAAAAGAAAAAACAGGATGAAATCAGAAAAATCAAGGATTTGCTGGTGGAAGATGCCAGAAACAGGAAGGAGTGAGTACATGGGGATTCCAGTTTTGATATTAGGGGAAAGCGGCAGCGGGAAAAGTACCAGCCTGCGGAATTTTACAGAAAACGAAGTGGGCATTTTCAATGTGGCAGGGAAGCCGTTGCCTTTTCGGAAAAAATTGCCCAAAGCGGATAATGCCAGATATGACACCATTTTGAAAACATTATCTAAGCCAAATTTAAAGACCTATGTCATCGATGATAGTCAATATTTGATGGCATTCGAGGCTTTCGATCGGGCAAAGGAAACGGGATATGGAAAATTTACGGACATGGCGCTGCATTTCCGAAATCTCATTGATTTTGTGGTACGGTATACGCCGCCGGATGTGATTGTTTATTTTCTGCATCATACAGAAAAGGCAGATGATGGGCGGCTGAAAGCAAAGACCCAAGGGAAAATGCTGGACAGTCAGCTGACGGTGGAAGGGCTCTTTTCCATTGTGCTGCTTTGTGTGGCAGAAGGACCGGAGCATTATTTTTTGACAAATTCTGATGGAACGAATTCAGCCAAATCTCCCATGGATATGTTTGAGGGGAAGATGGACAACGATTTGAAGCTGGTGGATACCACCATCAGAGAATATTGGGAATTGAACGGAGGGAAAGAAGATGAAGAACATTAACTGGAATGAGGTGCCTGATCAGGTGGAATTTGACCGCCTGATGCCGGGCGGCTATGTATGCGAAATGAAGTGCGTGGTGGACATGCC